TATAGCATCGTTTTGGGGGTAAAACGTACCGTCACGGATACTAAGCCTATCCATTGAAAGGCCCATCATCAGGCCACTCGTCATCTTTGTCGATAACCTCAAAGTCACCCACTGTCGAGGACGTCAATGCTTGCATTGCTGCATCTAAGTCGAACCTGTATGTCTGACCAATATGTATAAACGTTTCCGATGGCAGGTGTCCATTACGAACCCACCTACGTATCGTAGCAGTAGACACCCCCGCACGTTTGGCTAAAACTTCTATCATTACGAATGGAGCTTGACTCATTACTTCTTCCTCACTGTTACTACGTATTCCGAATCTACATTTAGCCCCATTGGGACTAGATCAGGATTCTCCTCTAAAAATTGTTTGATGTTACCTTGGTTGACGCGCTTATCTAACAACTCAGGAACCTCGTGCTCAAGAATGAACTTGTGCATGGACTCCCAATCGCTTGTCCAGTAACGTGTCTTAACTGACCTGTAGAACGTACCTTTTTCAGTGCGTACACTCTCTACCCCATTCTCAGAACAAAAGGTATTCATAGCCTCTTTTAGTTTGGCTTCTTGTTCTTTAAGGGCATCGTCTTCTTGTTTAAATGCAGCGGATAGCTCCGCTCGTTTGGCTTTTACTTTTTGAAACGTACTGACTAACTTATCAGGCATTGCTGCTGACATAATAAACTCCTCCAAGTTGTGTAGCTTTGTACTATAATATACTACGATTAACTAATCAATCATTTCGTTATATAGGTCGATCATTTTTGTATGTACGTCTATTCTATTGTCCAACAATGAATAGACACGCTTTTCTACGCCAGAACCTTGCAACTGTACGACGGTACATTTTTGGTCTTGTCCTGACCTGTGTACACGTGCGTTGGCTTGAGCGTAAGTCTCTAGCGAAGAAGTTGGCCCCCACCATACGACAGTGTTAGCAGCGGTTAGGGTCACACCATGTGCAGCCGACTGCGGTTGTATGACTAATACCTTCGGGTCGTCGTTCTCTTGGAACCTTTTAAATATATCCGTACGTTTAGCTGCCGGTACGTCTCCACGTATTATCTCTGTGCTGATACCGTCACCACGTAGCTTGTCGGTAAGCACATCTATTACGTGCTTAAACGGTACGAACACAAGTACTTTCTTACTCGACTCGTCGATGACTTCACGTAGCACCTTGTACCTGTGCTTGATGTCGAACTCTAAGGAATCACCACCGTCCGTGTACACCGCACCGCAGCTAATCTGTAGTAACTTGTTCATTACTACTGCGGCATTCGGTGCGGTTATCTCCTCACCTGCTGCGTGCATGACCATCTTGTCTTGCAATTCTTTGTAGTATTTCTTCTGCTGTCGAGTAAGCTCTATCTCACGCTTGACGTATACCATCGGCGGTAAGTCTAAGCACTCGTCCTTGGTGTATCGTATAGCCGGTTGTAGTGCGTTGAATACAATGTCAGTAGCGTTCTCTTTAGGAATCCACTTAAACTGTGTCAGCTTAACCATCACTTGGTCGCGGAACGAACCGAAGAATTTAGGTACGGCTTTCGCATTAACAAGTTTGGCTAGGCCGTATGCGTCCAGTGGACTCTGTGCAGCGGGTGTACCTGTCATTAACCACAACCATGTATCCGGCTTGAGTAGTTTGTTTAGTGTCTTCCATCGTTTAGTCTGTACATTCTTATAGTGTGTAGCCTCGTCTATGATGATGCAGTCAAATCCACCATCAGCGATTACGTCCTGCACTATCTCCACACCATCGTAGTTGATGATGACAAACTCAGCGCCACCCTCTATCAGCTTCCGGCGTTTGTCTTTCGCGCCATGTGCTACGTCAACTGTCCTGTGCATAGCAAAGGTAAACAAGTCAGCACGCCACGCGCTATCCATGATTGACAGTGGGCAGATAACTAACACTCTGTTTACCTTGCCTTGTTTCATCAAGTAGTCAGCCGCCCATATAGCACTGGCTGTCTTACCTGTACCCTGCTCATTAAAACAGAACGCACGGCGGTTCATAGTCAAGAACCCCGCTGTCTTCTTCTGGTGGGCAAACGGCTCGTGCTTACCTGTCCACTTGTACCTACCCTCGATAGGTGACGGTGCGTTGATGTTCATATTGCGTAGAGCCTTAGCCTCATCTACACCCCAATTAACTACCACCTTGTGGTCGTCCACCGCCTTGCTCTTGGGGATCATTTCCGTAACTTTCTTCGGGTCACGTAAGTTAAGCATGATTGCCTTGTTATCGAATATCCTCATTTAAGCATCGCCAGTATTTCTTCTGGGGTGTCAAACACTTTAAATGGAACGCAGTCGGTGCTTTTAAAATATATCCACGTACCTACAACACCATCTGGGTTCTCTTTAGTCCGAGCTTCCCAACCGTGTTCTGGGTCTTTTTCTGGTGCGGGTTCAAAAGATTCTACTAAATCAAAATTTATGTACTGTATCCCCTCATGTGGACAGGCTAGGCTAATAAACTCACTCATGTCTTACCCCCTCATTCCATAAGCTCTGTCATTATTTCTGATGGCGATTCTGCTACGAATATATAATCATCCTCACCCATACCGAAATAAACTCTAGTGTGCGTATGTTGCCCACCCCCACACTTTTTCATCCATAACACGTTGTCTAAATTTACTAGTATTGGATCTCCGTTTTCGTATCTTGACAGAAACATAAACTTATTCATGTCTTACCCCCTGATTTATAATTACGTGCTCGGTTTTTACTGCTGTCTTCTACCTTATACCCATCTTTGTTACTGCCACCGTTATGTAGTGACTTGTTGTGGGATATGTCCCTACCTTTACGTGCCGCATAACCATGCTTCTTATCGAACGCACGTCTAGCGCGTTGGCGTTCCATACGGGCTTCGTGCGCTTTAGTCCCTACTGGCGCGTTTGTCTGCTTCTTTCTGTCTTTCGGATTCTTGTACGGCATCTGCCTTACCCTCTTTGTTTTGTTTAAATATACGGTCAAACTCTGCTGCGTACCGCCCTAAGTCTGTCGGTCTTTGCTTACTACCTTTACTCATTAGTTCCTCCCATTATGTGCGCATTCAAGTACGTCACACCACGCACGGCACAACCCGCTTGGCTTGGCGTTCCATACATCGTTGTCAGATGCGATTACCATCTGCTGAAACTTGTTTACGTACTTGTCAGTTATCTCTTGCTCCCGGGCCAGCCGCGTATACGTATCTGTGATAAGTTGTTTACACACAACAAACAACAAGCCACCCTTCACCACTTCTATTTCAGGAAAATGTTTGAATACTGCAAGAGCCATAAGTTCTAACTGTCCCTTGTCTGCGTAGCGTGCCGACTTACCTGTTTTGTAGTCAACTACCCACGCTACGTTGTCTTCTTTGTTTAGTATTATTAGATCAGCTATACCCCTGAACCATACATCCTCAGCCTTGAACCCGCATGGCTCTAAGTCCTCGGTCAGACCCAGCTCGTACTCACATAACTTATCACCTTTGATACGCTTGAGAGCATCAAGTGATGGCTGCACGTAGCTGTACTTATTAGGTATCGGCTTACCATCACGTATATGTTCTTCACATGCAAGGTGGACGTCAGTACCGTAGCGCATTGCTTCTGTTTCTTCCTGCGGATACTGCTTGAGTATCTTCACATGGTAGAACTGCTTAGGGCATGTCTCGAATGCCTTTAGTTTACTAAATGACCAAGGGGCTATACTCACAAAAAGTAATCCTCATCGTTCCGGTGTTGGTGGTCTTCTATGGCTCGCCGTTGTTCTACCGTAAGCGTATGCGCTATCTCACGGCGTTTATCTAGCTTACTTGTATGACACGATATACAAAAAGACGTAGTTACATCTTTCTTACCTTTACTGTATTGTCTTTGGTGCCCGCCGCACTTAGGGCATGGCGTGTTAGTCGTGAATCTTTTGGCGTTACCCATTATCTTGTGGTGGTGCTTAACGTAAGCTGTGCCTCTATCGGAAAAGTCCACGGGCTTGAACACTTTATCTCTCACGCTCCACCCCACTAGCTTTTATCTTCTCGTGGATTTCCTCACGGTGTACAGTAACCTCGTCAGGTGCGGTGATACCTAAC